ACATATTGGCTAGTATATGATCATAGAAAAGAGTGCACAAGATTGAACATGCAAGGTCCAACAGATTGGAGTACTGGTATTCCAGAAGGTTGGGAATATATATGTAAAGTCAAGTGGATGGGAGATTACTCCTGGATTGAAATTAAGGAATAAAAATGTTAATAATAAACAAAGGTTATAAACAAGGCGATGTAGTCAGTCTCAAGCTGATAAATAGTGATGAACTAATTGCTGAATTTGAAAGTGAAAGTGAAACAGAAATTAAAATTCGTCGTCCACTAGCACTTACAATGTCACAAGGTGGGTTAGGAATGATGCCCTGGATGATACTAGGTAGTGATGAGTTTATTACATTACAACGCAGTCATGTCATGGCAGTAAGCGCAAGTAAAAAGGATGCAGCTAGTCAGTATACACAAGGTACAACTGGTATAGCCATAGTTTAATATGCCAATAGAACACGATCACATCAATACAGAATTTTCTGTTAATGTCGCTGATGCATTTTCAATGCAAAAGATATATGCTGAAATACAAAAAGCATATCCGACTGAACCTGGTGTGACTGTTACAAGTATTACAGTTCCGTTGTTGTCTATTGTCTGTAAAGACTTCGGGATCATAGATCCCATTAATGATATAAAAAATGCTGTAACCAGACTTTATAACAAGTTTATGCAGGCATTTGTAAATCCGATATGGACAGCATTATATGCATTGTATAATGCTTTAAAGAAATTTGGATTACAGATATTAGATTTAAAATTGCCTGTATTCAATTTACATATTAGTGATTTATTTAGAGATGATATTTATGATACTATAAAAGCTATCGTAACTGATTTATATAAACATGCCCAACATGAATTAGAACGGGCAATGAATATTTTAAAAATTCCGTATAATTTATTAGATGATATCGCTAGTTTTGAAAAGCATTTAGAATCTATTATTAAAAACATAATGGTTAGTTTATGGGATGCTTTACTA